TTCATCACTGGACACCCGCTACAAAGCTTGTCTATAGCTGGTCTTAGCTGTTCATCTTCTTCGTATTTATCAAAAAAGAAATTTGTGTCATATCCGTAGCAGGCAGACTTTGCTTTCCAAGAATGCTTATCCATGCTACCTCATAACTTTAGTTGGAATTTCCCATCCCTTTTCGGTAATTACAAAGCGGCGAACCATGCACCACTTACCATTAATCCTGGCACCGAATTTAGACGTGCGAGCCTTCTCAGAAGGATAAAAGTGAATGACATCCCAGCCATCCCACTTCAACTCTTTGTTTTTCTTTACGATTAGCTCCATTTTATCAATAGATGAAATTAGCATTATCTTCGCTTTCTGTGTAAATTACCTTTTTTATTTCTGTTGACTCTATTACGGCCCGACAGTATTTACATGGCTTGCTGTTTAATGATCTACCCTGCCTATTAACTCTCGCAACATACAGCGTTGCACCACTAACAGCAAATCTTGCATCTTTTATTGCCTCTACCTCTGCGTGTCTAGAACAATGTGTTTTAATATGTTCTGGTGACACCTGCATCGGATGATTCTTATCTTTATTGTATCCCGTTCCAATAACTCTTCCAGACTTTACAACCACAGCCCCATGTCTTTGTCTTGACTGAGACTTTTCTGCAAAGTATTTTGCAACAGCCAGGAACGAAGTCTCTCTCCTACTCAAATCCATTAGTATCTATAGACCTCTACTGCAACATCCTTAGCCCTAGCTGAATTAACAATAGGAGGAATATTTTCTTTTGGAATAGCAAAGTAAGCAAAATAATCAAGGAAATGAAAATTTTCTTTTACCCAGCTAGGTGGAACTTTACGAACCTGAATCCTAATTCCACGACCCTTTAAGCTACGCTCAGAAACATTCGCAAACTCCATAGCCATCTCATTAACTCTTCGAGGCCCAGCAGTATACAAAAAGATCTGCCTATCCTCGTTATCCATCCTAAACATGGCAGTTCCCATGGCGTTTAGAAATACAGAATAGTCATCAAACTTATTACTACCGTGTACAGCAATAATCATTAATCTTCCTCCGCAAGCTTTTCAACAATAAACATTGTTCTCTCTAATTCTACCTGACTCATATTGATTGTGTCAACTTCTGATATCGAATAATTATCGATATTCCCATCCTCATAGTTAGCCATATATAGTTGGTTATCTTTAACCCAATATGCCTTATCCTCTATGATCATAACCTTGACAGAACTTTTATTTAAGAACTTATCAGACTGCCTTTGCTTTTTTTCTTTTTCTATCTCTTTGTATGCAATATCTGACAACAGCTTATACAAATAAGACTGACTTCTTTGCACAACAAACTTCTTAGAAGAACTCTTTTGCTTATTAATAAAATAACTAATCGCAAAAAATGAAAACAAAGTTACCAAAGATCCGAGCAGATACTCCATACTACTCCTCGTCTTTAATCTTCAAAGCATCCATAACAGTATACAAAGTCACTCTCTCTTGAAAAGACAGCTTGCTGACTTCTTCTTTATCAAACGACTTTTCATTTAGAGAAACAATAGGATTATCTAATGTTTTATCCATAGAAATAAATCCCTTTACCCAAAGATCATCCAAGGTCTCTAAAAACATATTGGCAGTATCCTCTCTAATCCCTGGCATGGCTTCAATAATTTCATCAGAAACACGATACAGAAACTCTCCAGTCTCTGCATCAATTGACGAAACCTCGATGAGTCCTTTTAGTATCATCGCATCAATCATTCGATCAACTTCTTTATCAAAGTCCTTGTCGTTTGTCACCCAAAAACTCGCTCTCGTCCATAGTCTCATAAGCAAAATTTTCCATTGCTGCCCTGCCAGAATCAGTGCTCATAATCTTGTTATAATGATGTGAACAAAAGGTAAGCTCTCCAGATACACCAGTTACTTTAACGTAAGCTTGTGCACCACAGGAGTCGCATCTGTCGTGGGCTGTAAGGGTTTTTGCTTTTTGCTTAGTGTCGATCAAAACTAGACCTTTCTGTTGTCTGTGCGATAGAATCCGTTACCGTTGAATGTAACCCCAACAGGCGAGTAGACTCTTTTTAAGATAGAATTACAAGACTCACAAGAGTATGCCTCCTGGGAGTCTGTAATGTTCCTAAAAATAGAAACAGTTGTATTACAGACCCCGCAGGAGTAGTCATACATTGGCATTGCTATGCCTTCTTAGCAGCCTTGCGAACTGGCTTGCTAGCAGCAGCCTTCTTAGCGGCGAGAGCTTCTCTCTTAGCTTCAAGACGAGCTGCTTCACGCTTAGCTGCTCTAACCTCTGGTGTTGGAACAACAACAGAAGTTAGGATTGAAACAATACCAGCAAGCAGAGCAACTCCACCCACCTGTGTCCAATCAACAGACATAGCAGTTAGGAACTGATCAGTTCCAATAATGGCAAGTGCGGCTGCAGCGGCAGACTTAATAGCTGTCTCTCCAGCGGACTTCCAGAATTCAGTATTCATAAGCATATATGAATTTCCTTTCTATTTACTGACTATACGATTGTATCGTAATTAATTCTCAGTGTCAAGTTCCATCTGGATTATTTGTATCGTAACTATCTGTTGGATCTGATTCGCCAAACCTAATTCTTGGATTATGATTCCAAAGCCTGACATCTTCATAGGTAGCTGAAGTGGTATAAGCTGTTACGATTATGGACACCAACGCTACCCCGCCAATGATCATCTCAACGCCTACCTGACTTGTCATGAATACAGTGAAGGCTCCGAAGAGAATCATACCAAAACCTAGAATATAGGCTCCATGAATTAGCCTACGACGATACCTCCAGCTTGGCCCAGTAGCCAAGGCATCAGTATCGGCGTCACGCTGCACCTTACGACGATGTGCCCTAGACTGCATAGCTCTGCTAGCAGAAGAAAACAGTATTCCCCACATTACAGCTTCCTCGCATTCAAAGCTCTTTGAAGGGCACTGATTGTACCCCTACCCCAGAGGCCATCAATTGCTCCGCCATACTCTCTAATATTCTTCAGCAATCTCTGAACTGCCTTACGAGTGTTTGGGCCAGGGATGCCATCAACAGTGGCACCGCAGGATCTCTGAACGGCTTGCCAAGTTAGCTTGCCTGGTCTGCCGTCAATAAGTCCACGGTATCCATATTTTGCTTTAAGAACTGTTTGCCAAGCTGTCCAGGTATGCTTGTCCAGTCTTCCATTTACACTAAGTGTTGGTTGGTCGATCATCAAATCTTCGACAGTAGGTGCTTTCTCTGGTGCCTTATCATTAACGATTAGAGACATAGGATCGAGTGTATCCCCCCAACGCCTACTACGTCTGGCTTCGAAGTGCAAATGTGCACCATTACTAGCACCAGTGTTTCCACTCATATAGATAAACTGCCCAGCACTGACTCTCTCACCAACCTGAAGCTCAGTAGCTTCACGGCCATGGTAATAAACAGTATAGAGATTAGATGCGTGTTTGATGATAACAACATGACCTCCACCTCTTGGCGACCATCCGATGTGATCTACGATTCCATCCTGTGCTGCAAGAACTCTGAATGTTCCACCGAAGTCTGTGCCGTGATGCATTTTATTATACTCACCAGTAATTGGGTGCTTTCTAGGCCCATATGGACTTGTGATCTTACGTCCAGGGGCAGGATTATAAAGCTTCATAATCACTCCTTATTAAGTCTAATTTATTATAGCATGATACAATATTATTATGACTACTCATAATGTATACACTATTTCAAATACTACCCCCACCCAAATTACACCTAATGGGACGCATTCTGGAATGGACATTACGATTCAGAACGTAACACCATCTGGATATATTTATGTCGGTGGATCTGGCGTTACCAGCAGTAACTATGGATATCGAATCATGCCCAATCACGCCATCTCTTTTGAACTCAACGGTCAAGATGATCTTTACCTAGTTGGAGAGAACGCAGACATGAGTGCTGCAGTTATTCAGATTAAGCTTGAAGTAGGACAGTAATGGCTAGGTTTACACAAACAGCATTTAGTGGTTTCGGTGACAACTACACAAACAATTCCTGGGATCTACAAGGTGGGACTACTGGAGTTGGAGCAGTACAACCAACATTTGATGGAGATCCGCTATTCGTTGGAGAATATCTTGTAGTTGACAACCAGCTTTGTCACTTTGATATTGAAGTAGATTTTACCAATATTACTAGTTTTGGAACTGGTCAATATTATATGACTTTACCATTTAATGCTAAGCATGACTATGCTTTAAGTGATGGAAGGCTACATGATGTCAGTGGTGGGGACTTTTATTCTATTACTGGTGAACTTGATGCTGGCACTAATATTTTAATACTATATTCTGTTGGATCTAATGGTAGGGGAGTTGTCTTTGATGACAAAACCCCTATCACATTAGAACAAGCAGATAGGTTTCACATTGCTGGAACATATGAAATTGATTTAAGCAGCTAGCTCATTGATCTTGTCTGGCTGAAATCCAGCCCAAGACTCACCATCTGCTGTCATAACGACTGGGGCAGCACGATAACCCATAGCAATAAGCTTATCTAGTTCTTCGGGGTTAGCGATAATATCAACTGTTTGATATTCCACACCGATCTTGTCCATAAGTCTTTTAGTCATGTCACACTGTACACAATTATCTTTGGTATAAACAGTTGTCATATCGTCTCCTTTTTTAGAATTAATGTATCTATTATACATGCGTTTATTCTTGAATTAGTCCCCAAGACTCAAATGTTGCTGGGAATTTTTCTTTAGAAAGATCTAGAACTGCCCCAGCATATTCCCTGATCTCAGACTGTGCATCATGTGGCAGACGTTGCTCCAAGAATGTCAACACACCCTGCAAAGAAGTAGTCCAACGCCAACGAACATACATAGCATATGCTGGTAGGAACAGACGAGCAATCTCTGGTGCAATGCCAGACTCCATGGCTGCATGATATTGCTTTACACCATTAGTAATTTGAAGATCAAGCTTCATAGAATACTCTTTGCCAAGATCTTCATGGACAGGATGCCCACTACCCTGCTTGCTATTCTCAGGCTTACTACGCCACTGCTTTGGAGAGGGAACATAGAACTCCTCAGACTCAGTAATATACCTACGAGAAGACTCATTCCAACCATTCTGGTCATCAACATGCGTAGAAGACACAGCGTACTTCCACCATTGACGTGCTACAAACAATGGTGCATAAACCTCAAAGGTAATTGCAGCATGTCTAAAAGGTGACGTGTGCTTCTCCCTAATCAAAAAGTTAATTAGTTTCTTATCTTGTTCTTTGATCTCGTCAGACTCTCTGTCATAAGAAACCCTAGCTGCATTCACTACAGACAGATCACTGCCCATAGAATCAACCAGTCTTACATACCCTTTATCTAATACATTAATTTGCATTTTACCCTTTCTGTCCCCTCTGTCGGACTTGAACCGACGACCGACGGATTATGAGTCCGCTGCTCTAACCAGCTGAGCTAAGAGGGGAATGTCCTAGTCAAAATAATACTGTATGTGGCCTTCGCCATCACACTTATTGCACTCTGCATTCCACTCGTCCTGATGAGAATCATAGCATTCACAAGGCAAATAAGCACTAATGTCTACATCATCATAGTAGTCACCATGTGCTACCTCAACAATGTGCCAGCCATGTGTTACCCAGCAGCAGCTAGGTGGATCGCCAAAGAAATGAAAGCCAGCACTTAGCTTAGAGTTCTCACAAGTGTCGTGATCAGTCCACACGTAACGTGGATCTTGCTTCTTCATGAGTTCAAGATTATCTGCAGAATACTCAACGAATTTTACTGGCCTATAGGTTTTTACCCAGTCATTGTATGCTTCTTGGTATTGCTCTACAGTAATCTCACTCATATAAATATTGTACACCCTCAAATTTTATATGTCAAGCTGGAGCAACTGGCCTGTTCAGAAGGGTCATAGAAGCCTCCTGTGGCGTTCTGCCAGCCTTTCGGGTATTACATGGTCTACAACATGCCACCGTATTTAACCAATCAGAAGTTCCACCATTGCACTTAGGAACAACGTGATCAATGGTATTAGCATAGCCATGGCAATAAGCACAGATGTATCCATCACGTTCTAAAACGCCTTTACGAGAGTAGTGAATGATGCGTCTTTGATACTTCCATTTTGGAAAAATATACTTAATTAGTTCAATTGAATGTGGGATAGGATACGGACCAAACCGTCCATCCTCCGATTCTACCTTGATGTAGGCAACACCACGGTATAGCATAGTAATAGCTTTTTTAATTGATACGGCACCTAGGATCTCTGACCCACCACCATTATAAACAATTACAGCTGACATCTCATTCCATTATACTCTCTCTTTGTACCCCTGGTAGGATTCGAACCTACGACACACGGATTAGAAGTCCGATGCTCTGTCCCCTGAGCTACAGAGGCATATTTTATTGCCGAGCCTCCTATCGGATTCGAACCGATGACCCTCGCTTTACAAGAGCGATGCTCTGGCCAACTGAGCTAAGGAGGCAATATTTAATTATAAGCGACCCATACCAGACTTGAACTGGCGACCTCCGCCGTGACAGGGCGGCACTCTGACCAACTGAGCTAATGGGCCATCGCTGGGATGCCTGGACTCGAACCAGGAACCTTAGAGTTAACAGCTCTCTGCTCTGCCAATTGAGCTACACCCCACCACTGTTTAGTTATCGAAATCGTCTTCTAAATATTCTACCAACACTTCATCAAGATTGTCAAATCCTTGATCTTCAATCTTGATAGCTGCAAGGAAAACAATAAAAGCCTCTTCGATAAAGCCTTCTATGATTACATTGTGTTCAGTAATAACACCTTCGCTAATCATAAAAGCCAGTGGCAGACTGATATCGTTATAATCGAAAAAGTCAGCAAGCTTTTCTTCATTACGATATTTAATCCAAAGCTCGCTTAGGATATTGCACTTGTTAGAAAATGTTGTTTCCAATTTTACTCGTTTCTAAACAGTCTTTGGACGAATAAATTTTGTATGCCCTTCCAGAATCCTCCAGAGAATGATGGCTTAACTCTGCCGATAGGAACGCAAGCTTCACCGTTAGTTCTAAGAAGCTGGCTCAAATTAATTGCAAGAATATAGCCAGATCCATTGATTCCGTAGTCATCTCCCCAAGAGTTTCTCCACCTAAAAACCTCATAGGTTTTATTTCTAATTTGCATAGCTGGATCATAACCAGTAATAACTAGGCAGTGACCACCGACCTCTCTACCAGCGACAGAGACTAGGCCGTTGGCTTTAGTGCTATACATGCCACTACGCCATGGCACACCAATAACAACTGGTCCAGTTGTAATTACGGTATCACGAACATCATCAATACCAAAGCACCACCTATAGCTACTGATAAAGCCTTCTTCTTTCATGATCTTTGCACCAGCAAGAACAGAAGTGCCTTCGTAGTCTTCCCCAGGCCATTGATCTATTTTCTGTGCACGTTTATAATAACTTACTGCCAATGAATTTGCATATCCAACATCTGGTTGTTCATCTGGTGCAAATGGAGCAGCTAGCAGATCTCCCATCCAGCCAAACCCAACACAAGCACCCTCTGAACCCTGATCAAGAACAACGCCCTCATCCCACATTACTCTCTTTTTCTTTACTTTGCCTACACCAATAAGACTTCTAATTGGATAATCTGTTGATCTTGGGTCATGGAATGATTTCCAGTCTAATTTTCTATTCTTGTTTTCCATGAAGCTCCTTATCAATAATAATGGCCATAGCAGTCTTTAAAAAAATTTCAGCATATGTTGGATCACACAAATCTTTTTTTAGCTGTTCCCAGTCTGCTTCTTCTTCCATACAAAAAGTATATCAGAAATCCCAGTCGTCATCAGTAGTGCTCTCGTGCTTGCCGATGACATATGATGATCCACTACCGCTGAAGAAGTCGTGATTCTCGTCAGCATTAGGTGACAGTGCTGCCATGATAGCAGGATTAACATTAGTTAGTTCTGCTGGGAACAATGCATCAAAGCCTAGGTTCATTAGTGCTTTATTTGCATTATAGTGCAAGAACTTCTTTACGTCTTCTGTTAGTCCTACCCCGTCATATAGGTCAGCAGTATACTTTGCCTCATTATCAAACAGTTCCATCGTAAGATCATAAGCGTATGTCTTATATCTATCCTTAGCTTCATCAACCAGATTCGCATAACGCTGCTGGAACTTGTAGCCAATGTAGTAACCGTGCACAGCCTCATCACGAATGATAAGACGAATCATGTCAGCGGTATTAGTTAACTTAGATCTTGATGACAAATACATTGGCCAATAGAATCCAGAATAGAATAAGAAAGATTCTAACAATACAGATGCAATCTTTCTTTCCATCTCATTCTTGCCATCGTATCGCTTTAGAATAATCTCTTCCTTCTTTTTAAGATAAGGATTCTCCATGCTCCAACGGAAGATGTCCTCAATTTCATCTGAAGAACAGAGAGTAGAAAAGATATTAGAGTATGACTTAGCGTGAACAGACTCCATAAAAGCAATATTGGTTAGCACTGCTTCTTCATGCTGTGTCTGTGCATCTGGCATTAGCTTGATAGCCCCTACAGTCGCCTGTACGGTGTCAAGCATTGTTAAGCCAGTGAATACACGCTTCGTTAGCTCTTTTTCTTCGTCTGTCATAAGTGACCAAGATTGGATGTCATTAGCTACTGGAACTTTTTCTGGCAACCAGAAGTTGGCTGTGAGCCTGTTCCACACCTCTAGATCAACTGGGTCTTCGATCTTATTCCAGTTAATTGGCTTAATAAATTTTTCCATTAAATATGCATACCTTCCTTGACTCATAGCATACAACTTACGCAGTTGTCCATCTCAGTGCCCTCCAGAGCTTGCTGACGGATACGGATGTAATAAATTGTTTTGATACCTTTCTTCCATGCGTAAATCTGTGCTCTGTTTACGTCACGAGTAGTAGCAGTATCCTTAAAGAATAGCGTTAGAGATAGACCTTGGTCTACGTGCTGTGTTGCAGCAGCATAGACATCAATGATCTTCTCTGGCCCAATCTCATAAGCATCTGTAAAGTATTCCCTATTCTCGTTAGTTAGATATGGTGCTGGGTAGTAGACACGACCTAGCTTACCTTCCTTACGAATCTCAACCTGAGAAGCAATGGGGTGAATAGAGCTTGTACTATTATTGATGTAGCTAATTGATCCAGTAGGTGGAACAGCCTGTAGGTTTTGATTGTACAAGCCATGCTTCATTACTGATCTTTTTAGCTTTTCCCAATCTGCTGCATTAGGAATATCAATGTTGGCATTCTTGAATAGCTTGGCTACCTTCTTGGTTGCTGGCTTCCAATCGCAGCAGGTATACTTCTCAAAGAACTCGCCAGAAGCATACTTTGAATTTTCAAAGTTGTCGAATGGACTGCCAGTTTTCTTAGCCATCTCACTAGAAGCCTTGAGAGCATGGAACAAGATGGTGTAGAAATAAATATTAGTAAAGTCAATAGACTCTTCATCCCCATAGTGCATTCTCTCTTTGCCGAAATAGCCATGTAGGTTCATCTGGCCTAGACCAATAGCACGTGACTTTTTGTTACCCTCAGCAATAGACATTACGGACTCGATGTAGCTAAGGTCAGCAACAGATGTCAAAGCTTTGATAGCAACCTCAACACTCTTGCCAAAGTCTGGCGACTCCATCATCTTAGCAATATTCAATGAGCCAAGATTACAACTAATATCTTTACCAATCTCATCATAAGACAAGTCTGCATTATATGTTGTAGGTGTGTTTACCTGAAGAATCTCAGAACAAAGATTAGACATGTTGATTCTACCCTCGACTGGATTAGCATTGTTTACAGTGTCTTCATATACTACATAAGGATATCCAGACTCAAACTGAAGCTCAGCAATAGTTTGAAACAGATCACGAGCGTTAATCTTCTTCTTACGAATATCAGCATTGTCTACCATCTCCTGATACTTCTCTGCAATAGAAATATCAGACATTGGAACTCCGTATACCCTCTCAATGTCATAAGGCGAGAACAGATACATGTCCTCGTTGGCCTTGGCAAGCTCTAGCGTGATGTCTGGCACAACCACACCAAGGCTTAGTGTCTTGATACGAACCTTTTCGTCTGCGTTCTCACGCTTGGTATCAAGGAACTGCAAGATGTCTGGGTGGTGTGCGTTTAGGTAAACTGCACCAGCACCCTGACGAGCACCTAGCTGGTTAGCGTAGGAGAAGCTGTCTTCTAGCAATTTCATTACGGGTAGCACACCAGAGGACTGGTTCTCAATCTTCTTAATTGGTGCACCAGCTTCACGTAGGTTGGTTAGGTTAAGTGCTACACCACCTCCACGTTTTGACAACTGCAGCGAAGAATTGATGCCTCGTGAGATAGACTCCATATTATCTTCGATACGAAGCAGGAAGCATGAAACAAATTCACCCCTCTGCTTCTTGCCAGAATTCAAGAAGGTTGGTGTAGCAGGCTGGAATCGCCCAGTAATAATCTCTTCTACGAGATCCTGAGCAAGCTTTTTATCTCCATGTGCAAGCATGAGTGCATTCATGCAAACACGGTCTTCAAACCTTTCAAGGTATCGACTTCCATCGAATGTCTTTAGGGCATAGCTTGTGTAAAACTTGTATGCTCCAAGAAACGTTGGGAAGCGGAACCTGTGTGCATAAGCTTGCTTAAACAAAGACTTTATAAAATCAAAGTCGTATTGGTCAAGAACTTCCTGCTCATAGTATTCGCTTTCAATCAAGTAATCAATCTTTTCTTCCAAGCTGTGGAAGAACACAGTATTTTGATTTACGTGGTCTAGGAAATATGCCTTAGCCGCTTCCTTGTCTTTGTCAAACTGAATCTTGCCGTCCTCACCATAGAGATTCAACATTGCGTTTAGCTCATGATAGCTATAATTCGTACTCATAAAGCAGCCTTAACCTTCCTATTATTTTTTCTACATCTTCTGCTGTGCCAAGCAACTCTACTTTGGCAATTAGTGGAACACCAGTCTTTTCGCAGATCATCTCTGCTGCCTTACAATAATGCTCACCAAAATTAGTATTACCAGTTCCAATCACACCACGCAAATATTGTCTATTAGATTTAACATTTAAAAATTCTCTAACAGATTTTGGTATGGCATGACCTTCACTACCCCCACCATAAGTAGGAACAACTAGGACATACTCTTCCTCAATAAGAAAAGGGTTATCCCTATCCCATTTAATGGGCAACCTATTAGCATTTGTGTCAAGCTTCTCAACAAATCTTTTTGTGTTTTCAGATACGTTTGAAAAGTAAACAATACTAATAGGTAAAATCAATTCTACATCCTCTTTACGAATAAAATCAAAACGGAAACTTAAAGGTTGCTTAAAGTTAAAGCATCCCCCAGCTGTCCAAGTATTCTTTTACATCTTCTGGCATGGGTTTATATTGTATCACGTTAGGGGGTAGCTCTTCAAGTCGATCCTTTGGCCTATCACGGAAGCTGTGAATCTCAACCTCTTGATCGATATTCCTTGGGGTGTGTGATATTGCACCAAACACAGCACCGCATACAGCGTCAGCCAAGTCCTTAGACTTTTTACGAGGGTGGTCTACCCTATTGTTTTTCATAATCTTTAGCTCTGTAAGCTCTTCAAAAAGGAGTTCAATTGCAGGCATTGCCAACCTGTCTTCGTACACAAGCATAGCCATATCCTCATAGTGCTTCTTGGCTACAGAAACTGTCTCTGTTCTAATGCCAACCTGCTTTAGCTCATTCTGGATATCAAAAGATTGCCAACGGTCAAAGCTAACCATGCCAATATTAAAACCAATTCTTCTTAGGTTTTGAATCCACTGCTTAACTTCAGATAGATCCACTGGCCCTTCGATACGTGGCTCCCACCATGCCACGGCATCCACAACAACAATCGGTGCGACATGCTCGTAGTCTTTTATTACTTGAATGTTAACCCACTTGTCTACGTGTGCAATAGCTACAGCACACTTGTCATGCCTCTGTGCAAGGTCAGCGTGAACAAAATATACCTTATCTGGATCTGGCTTAAACGTAGGATCAAATCTTCTAACATTGTCTAGGGGATTTCTAAGAGTCATTGCGTCTCTTACCTTTTCCCTCTGCTTAAAGAATGCATCTGAAGCATAGGTTGGAATACAAACAAAACGCATCATGGCATCGCCAAGGTCCGTATAGAAGGCTAGCTTAAAGTCTTCGATAGAACGTGTAGGATTTACTTCCCAGGTAGGTCTTTTAAGAGCAAACACTCCAGGATACTTATAATTAGTAATGCGATCTTCGTCCCAGGAAATTTCTAAAGTATTGCCTTCCATGTCTTCTGGAAGATCTGGATTCATAATAAACTTGTGGCTTCTCTGGATAACCTCTTTATCTAGAATTGCATCTTCATACTTAGTAGAAATAAAGTCTCCAGGATAACGAGGGAAGGAGAGTAGTGCTACCTTGCCAAGGTCTGGGAAACGTGAATCTACAGTTCCACGGAATGCCCTATAGATATTATCTGCTGTCTTGCCCTGCTCATTACCAGTGTTTGTCTCACTAGCAAAACCAGAAATCTCATCAAGAACTGCAACAAGAAGGTTCAGACCCTCATGAGACTCACGTTCAGAGTGACCAGAGTAAACGGTAATCGATTTATCGAAATCAATAGAGTCCATCTTGGCATAATACTTACCAGCGAACCAAGGTGACTTTTCAATCTTAGTCTTAAAGCCCTTAAAGAAAACGTTCTTCGCCTGCTGTGCGTTAATAGCAATATTGATAATATCGATAGCGTCACCAGACGGCTTACCATAATATCTTGCTGGATCTTTGAGACAAAGAAGCTTGTAAACAATATATGCTACAGCTACTGTAGATACAAAGTCTTTACCGCTACCCTTGCCTAGCTGCAGAATAACTTCATTTTTTGTATACTTTTTATAAAACCTAGAACCTTCATCTGCACCAAGCAGTCTTTGAAGATCTTCCTGCTTGTAGATTTGGCTCATTGCCAAAACAATATCGTACTGTATGTCTGACAGTGGTGGCTGACCAAGGAACTGTTCGTCCTCCACGAAAGTCTTTACATCAACAGGATCTTCTTCAAATGGGTTGTCGGCTAGGACTTCAATAAAATCATCAAACATCCTGAACCACCGTTATGGTTTCCCCTTTGCTAGCAGCCTCAGATAAACGTCTCATAATCTTATCTCTAACCTCTGGGTGCTCAGAAGCAATATCCATAAGAATCTTTTTAAGGATATCCTGCTTACGTTCGATCTCCATCATCTCTTCCGCTAGTTCTTTATTTTCAAGCAGACCAGCTTTCTGGAGCATTTCAATACGCTTAGACTCAATGTCCATCACTAGCTTGATTGCTCCAGCCTTTGATTTAAGATCACCGTTAGTGTCAGCATCATCAATAACCTCGTAGGATTTAGCGATAAGCCTACTGTAATGTTCGTCTGCAGCAGCAAGAGCTTCTTTAGCCCTTGCACGAATTGCAGTATTATCAGCAGCCATAGTTTGCCACTCTTTAATCAAAGTAACAACTCTAGTTCTTGGAATGGCAAGCTCTTTAGAAATCCTTGTAGGGTCATTACCCTTTAGATATTCTCCAACAACCTTGTTTACTTCATCAAGATGCTGTATTGTCTGTTCCTCGCTTGACACGACGCTTACCTCTTCTCTTTGGAATTCGCTTAACTCTATCTAGCCTAAATGATCTTAGCACACCAGTTCGCATTTTGTGGACCTCAAAACAATCGATCCACTGAGCACCAGTTTCTGTATTTGTAACTAGACAATCAAACTTAAATCTTTGCCCCCACTCACCATCAATCTTAATCACATCTCCCTTTTCGATAATGAAATTACCTACAGTGATTTCAGGGAAACGAAAAAACTTGCTTGGTGGTGGTGGGACAGACTTACGCTTACGCAATGTTACTCCTTAGCGTGTG